TTACAGTGCCTGCATACCGATGGGCTCGGCGCACTGCCCGCTGTAACGCGCCACGTTGATTGCGACAGCGCGCCACGTTGATTGCGACACCGTAGCAGTGCCCTGTAAAGGCCGCTGAAAGACGGCTGCACCGAGGAGCTGGCGGCGGAGGTTCTCGGTGTCGGCGTGCTCGGCGTGAGCCACCCACGAGGCGATGCGCTGGCGGACCTCGGGGAGGGTGATCTCGCCACAGGCATAGCGCCACTGTAGCTCGCGCAGGCGGGCCTTCATGCGGCGGATGGAGTCGCGGCGCAGGAGGCGCTTGTGGGCCCAGATGCGGTAGCCGAGGAAGTTCACGCCGCGGGTGGCGGGCAGGACGCTCGTCTTGCTGAAGCGCAGCCCCAGGCTCGCGAGATTGGTTTCGAACGCGGCGCGCACCTGGAGCGCCTCGGTACGGCTCCTCACCAGCACCACCATGTCGTCCATGTAGCGCGCGTAGCGACGCAGGCGCAGATCCCGCTTCGCCCACTGGTCGATGCGGTTGCCGACGAGATTGGCGATCCACTGGCTGGTGAGGTTGCCCACCGGAATACCGCAAGGGTCGAGCTCGTCCGTGCCCGCGGTGCTCTGGATGATGCGGTCCAGGAGCAGGAGCGTGTCGGGGCAGCGGATCTTGTCGCGCACCACGGCCCGCGCGAGGCTGTGGCGGATCGAGGGGAAGTACTTGCTCACGTCCATCTTAAGCACCCACACCGGGCCGGTCGCCTGCATGCCGCGCAGCCACGACTGCACCCGGTTCGCGCCCGCGTGCGTGCCCTTGCCGACGCGGCAGGCGAAGCTGTCGGCGATCATCGCGCGGTCCCAGATCGGCCCGCAGACGCTGCAGATGGCGTGCTGCGCCACGCGATCGCGGTAGGGCGCGGCGAGGATCTCCCGGCGCTTCGGCTCGTACACCTCGAACGCGCGATAGCGGCCCGGCTGATAGGTGCCCCAGAGCATCTCCATTTGCAGCCGGCCGAGCTCCTCCCACAGCTGTGCTTCAAAGGCGAGTATCTCGTCGCGATTGCGCTTGCCGAGGCGCGCCTTTCGGTGGGCCGATATGAGGTTGCCCCAGTCGACGATCTGCCCAATTAGCCGCTTGTGTTTCGCACCCATTCTCGCTCCTTGAAAAGGGCGCCCGGCCAGGGTTTTCGCGCACGCTACTCGCGCTGACCGGGCTTTCGTCTTCGGCCCGGCTTGCGGCCGGGACCAGGACGGAACGGCTGACCCCTGTGGGGATCTCAGGTGACGGCGACCGCGGCGCCGCCCTCTCTGGGTAGTCGGGTCACAGACGCAGCGCAGGCCCACATTGCCATTCGCGTTCCACGGATTCGCATTCAAGTTGAGGCAGCGCGCACCGGCGTGCACGCCCTCGTCGAATTTGCCGCCGCCAATGAAGCAGCGCCAATCGGCGTCGAAACCCGCTCCGCCCTTTGCAACGATCACTTCAGGCGCTGCCGCCAGGCGCCGACCATCGCTCCGATCTCGGAGAGCTGCCCGGCGGCCTCGCCCACTCGCTTCGCGCCCAGCAGCCGGCGCTCGGCGCCGTGCCGCAGGAGCGCATGAAGATACCGGATCTGCTCGTCGGCCCGATAGACCTTGCTCTTCTGGCCGCTCGTCGCCGCCTCGATGAGGCGCCGCACGAGCTCCCAGAGGGCGGCCTCGAGCCGGACCGCGAAGCGGTAGCGCTGGTGCTTCGGGATCCGGTCGATCTGCGGGCCGAGGTCGGCGATCAGCCGCTCGGCCTTGCTCACGACCACGAGGCCCCGCTGCCGCGGGACCTCTTCAGGGCGCCAGGTCACAGGGCGTCACAGACGCAGCGCAGGCCCACACCGCCATTCGCGCCCCACGGATTCGCAGGCAAGAAGAGGCAGCGCGCACCGGCGTGCACGCCCTCGCCGAAGTTGCCGCCGCCAAGGAAGCAGCGCCAACCGGCGTGATAGACCTCGCCACGGGCAAAGGCCGAATCCTGCCCGACGTCGACGACCGTGCGATCCCAGGCAAACGTGCCGCCCAAATCGATTTGGTTATCCAGCCAGTCCCACAGGTTCCCAACGGCGTCCACGACGTTGAACATGCTCACCGCCTTGGCGACGCCGCCCGCGGTGGTCGGGCCGGTGTTGCTGGTATCCGACCAGGCGGTGTCGTTGTTGGCGTCCGCGCCCTGGGGCGCGCCCACGGCGTAGGTGAGGAACTCCTCGACGGTCGGCAGGCGCTTGCCGGCGTTGCGGGCGAGCACATGGAAGTCGACCCTGGCGTACACGTCGTCCTTGATCAGCGTCGCCCCGTACTGGCTCACCGGCACGTTCTCCGGCCAGGTGCCGCTGCCCTCGCTGTTCAGGTAGATGTCCACCCACAGCCGCCCCGGCACGACCTCCACCATGCCGCTCGGGTCGCACTTCGGGCGGTGCTGCAGGTCCCACACCGAGTTCGGCACGATCTGAGTCGCCGGCGAGTAGGCGCTGTCGTAGCGCTCCGCCACCGGGCGCACGCGGCCGTAGTGGAAGCCGCCGATCTTGCGGCTGGTGCCCGCCGTGTAGCCGGAGGGCACGGTCGAGTTCTTGCTCGCCAGCCACTGCGCGGTGCCGGAGGGGTCCGTGACGGCATAGATGTAGATGTCATCGCCGAGGGCCAGCGCGTCAAAGGTGCCATCGTTGTTGCCAGCCCCGAGCGGATCCCAGTCTGTCTGCGGCGCGAGCACGTACCCCTGGCTATTGCCGCCGATGTTGGCCATGCCCTCGGGCAGGTTCAGGGTGTCGCCCGTGCCCTTCTCGATGTGCCCCATCAGGGCGATGAACCCCGCGGCCTGCGCGGGGAGGATGATGCGGTCGCCGGATGCCATCAGCTGCTCTCCACGGTCGCGATGAGGTCATCCACCTCGGCCTCGGTGAAGCCCAGGCGGTGGATCAGTGCGTTCGGGTCGTCGGTGAGCCGGTGCTGGCGCCGGATGCCCTCCTCGTCGGTGAGCACGAGGTACTCCGGCTCCGGACCGTCCGGCTCCTCGCTCTCGGCGAGCGTGCGGTCGAAGGTGTAGGCCTTCTGGCGCTCCTTCAGCCCGCGCAGGAACGCGAGCCCCCGGCGCTTGTTGTCCTCGGTCGCCCAAGGCGTGCCGAGGAAGCTCACCAGGTACTCGACGTCGTAGCGGGTGGAGATGGTCTTGGGGTAGCCGTACATCAGACCTCCTCGAGTGCAAGCACGCCATCGACGACGATCACGCGGTAGTGCGTGCCCGCCTGCTCCTGGTCCTCGTGCTCGTGCACCGCGCGGCTGAGCTGGTCGAGGTCGGTGTGGTCGGGCGTGCGGCCCTTGTAGGTGATCACCCGGCGCAGCGCTTCGGTGACCATGTGATACCAATAGGCACCCGGTCTAGTCGCCGGGATGCCCTGCGTGGGATTGCCATCAGTGGGATACCCCACCGACGGATCCGTGAAGACGGCGGGTGCGGACGCTGCGGCGTCGCTTTCCCAGACTCTGTCGACCATGACTCTCTACAGCCTCCGTTATCCGTAGGCGAACAGCACGTCGGTGTGGGCCGGCTTGAAGCGCTCGATCACGCACTCGAGGCGCTCGTTGCCCCAGGTGGCGAGGGGCTCGTCCACGGTGCCGGCGACGGTGAGGTAGGTGACCGTCGACTCCGGCGAGCGCACGGTCCAGGCCCAGCGCCAGGTGTCACCCTTGATCGGGTGCGCCACGTCGTCGGCCACCGTATGCGGGTGGTGCTCCTCGATGGTGATCTCGTAGCCGAGCGCGGCCGCGAGCTCGACGTAGTAGTTGCGGCTCTGGCCGCCGGTGCCGATGAGCACGCGCACGAGCGCGGCGCGGCGCTCCTCGAGCGTCTGCTCGCCCGGCACGCAGGGATCGGGCAGGCCGGCGACGCGCTCCCAGTCGGCGAGCAGCTCGTAGGTGGTGCGGACGTCGGCTTCGTCGCGGAGCGTCTCGGCGCGGCCATCGGCCCGGGCGAGCTCGCCGGCGAGGGCCTCGAGCAGCTGCTGCCAGCGGCTGTCGGCGTCCGCGGGCAGCGCCTGACCCGGGGGCAGCAGTGCGTGGAGCGCCCGGCGGTAGTCATCGCGCGTCAGAGCCACGTAATCACCCCGAGCACGGCGATCTCATTGATCGTGTGGGTGACGTCCCCGGTCGGGCTCTGCAGCTCGTGGCGGCTCTCGCCGGCGGCGACGTAAATCACCCCGGAGAGCTGCTCGCGGTAGATGGTGCCGCCCGGCTCGGCGACGCGGGCGAAGAAGTCGTTCAGCGCGTCGGTGACGCGCTCGCGCACCTCGGTGCTGTCCGGCGTGAGCTTGATGGAGAGATCGAGCGGCGCCTCGGTGGGGGCCACCACGTAGAAGCCGGCCGTGACCGGGCGCTCGGCGTCGATGTAGTCCTCGATGGCGCCGGTCACCTCGGCCGGCGGGGTGATCGGGTCGAGCTCGTCGCAGACCGCGCGCACGGTGACGGTGCCGGGGTCGGTCTCCTGCGGATAGACCCAGGCGCGGGTCACGTCCGGGTGCGCCTCGAGCGCCCAGCGCTCGTAGTCGTCGCGGCTGCCGCCGTGCGGGCGGCGGCGGATGCGCTCGAGCAGCCGCTCGCGCAGGCGCGCGTCGCCCTCCTCGTCGGCGCCGCCGGTGAGCCCGCCGGCGGCCACCACCGCCTCGCTGTCGATGCCGGTGACGGCCGTGAGCAGGCGCAGCGTAGCGCCCTCGGCGAGGTTGCCATCCGCCCCAGCCTCAACGGCAGTGACGGCCACCGTGCCGGTGCCGGCCGCATCGAGGGTGAGCGTCGTGTCGGTGGTGTAGGTCTGCCCGGCGTCGGACTCGAGCTCGATGCCCGCGGGGAGCTCGGCGCCGGCGGAGCCGGTGACGTCCACATTGCCCGCTGCCGGGACCGCCGCTGCGCGGCTCAGTCCCCAGATGCCGGCCCAGCGCTCCAGGTGCTCGGCCTCGGCCGTGTCGATCATCAGCTGGCGGGCGAGCCAGTCGAGGTAGCCGTAGAGCCCCTGCACCGCGCCCGCCTCGGCGCTCGCGAGCACGCCGAGCAGCGAGCGGCGCAGCTCCGGCTGCGCGCCGGGCAGCCGCGCGCGGATGTCGGCGCGGATCCGCTCTATGAGCTGCTCGAGCGTGGGGCTCTGCCAGGGCATCAGAGGGCCTCCCAGACGTAGTCGTAGCGCTGCTCGACGGTGCCGCCGCCGCGGCGGCGGATCACCACCCGGAGGGTCAGCCACTCGGCGCGGAAGTCCTCGGCGGTGACCTCCACGCTCTCGGCGATGCCGTCATCGACGAGCCACTGCAGCGCCTCGCGTGCATAAGCCTCGGCCTGGCGGGCCACCGCGGGGAGCTCCTTCTCGCGCGCGAGCAGCCAGAGTCGCGAGCCGATGAGATCCTCCGACGGCTCGGACCAGGCGTCCGCCCACCAGCCGCGGCGGTCGCTACCGCCGTCGGGTAGCTCGTCGTCGGTATCGGCGCGGCGGTCGGTGAGCAGCGAGAGCACCACCGCGGTGCGCGGGCTCTCCTCGGCGGCGAGGTCGCCCGCCTCGAGGGCGATGTCCCGCCGGCCGTCGGCGTCCTGGATGAGGGCGATGTCGGTCACTTCGCCACCCCCGTATCCTCGGTGCCCGACTGCACGCTGCCGTGCACGTGCTGCTGCAGGCTGATCGCGCCCGCCTTCACGTCGCCGCCGGCGTCGATCGCGCCCTGCACGCTGAGGTCTCCGGTGACGGTGACGCTCGGGCTGTCGAGCGTCACCGAGGTGGTGGCCTGCACCGTCGCCGTGTCGCAGTCGGCCACCACATCGGGGGCGGTGACGTGCACCTGAGCGCCGCTGATGACCTCGATCACCCGCCCGCGCCGCATGCGGATCTCGTCACCCTCGTCGGTGTAGATCGCCACCTCGCCGGGCTGCTGGTCACGGCGGCGGTGGCGGCGGTCGTCCACGGCCACGGCCACCAGGTGCCCCCGAGCGCCGCCGACGGCGGCCGCGATCGCCTCGGCGCCCTCGAGCGGCCGGGAGCTGAAGCCGTACTCCTGGAAGCGCTCCATACGGGCCGTTTCACCGGCCAGCAGGCTCACTTGCACGACCTGGAGGCGCCGGGCGTCGTCACTGCGCCCGATCACCCCGCGGGAGACGATCAGCCGCAGCCGCCGCCAGATGGGCGCGAGCAGGCGCTCGAGCGTCTCCCTCATCCCCACGCCTCCTGCTCCGGCTGGGGCTCAGGCTCCGCCTCGATGTCCCACGCCTCCTGCGGCACCACGCGCAGCTCCGTGCGCTCCCCCTGGTCGTCCAGGCGGAATAGCACCCCCTCGATCAGCCGCCAGGCGTCGACGCCGAGCCAGGGGTCGCGCACCTGGACGAGATCGCCCGGGCGCCAGAGGCTCTCGCGATGCCGCCAGTGCGCGACCGTGTAGGTCACCCCGCGGCCGCGGGCGCGGCGCTTGCGCCCCTCCCACTCGGCACGCTGCCGGCAGCTCGCGGAGTCGACGGCGGTATCCGCCAGCACGAGCATCGGCCGGTAGCGGATGCCCGTATCCTCCGCGACGCCGTCAGGTCGCCGGGCAGAGTCGCCGCTCTGCCAGTCCTCAAGGGCGGGCTCCTGCCCCTCCACGATCACCCGCGAGAACCGATCCCGCACGCTGAACCGCCCGGCACCCGAGCGGATGTTCTCGCCGAGCACCAGCGCCTCGCGCAGCCGCGAGCGCGGCGGGCGGGTGATCACGAGCCGCCCCTGCGGGTCGGTCACCAGCAGCACCGCGCGGTAGCGCGCGAGCTGCTCGAGCGCCTCGTGGTAGGGCTGCCCCGGCTCCACAGCGGGCCGGCGCAGCGGCTCGCCGGTGTCCACCTCGACCACCACCTCGATGCCGAAGGGCTCGGCAATCTCCCGGGCCACCTGCTCGAGGCGGCGCGGCTGCTCCCAGGTCTCGCGCCGCCCGGCGCAGTCCACCAGGTCCGCCGTTAGCGAGCGCCCGGAGACGACGATGCTGTGCTGCTCGGCGTCGTAGCTCGGCAGCACGTCGTCGACGTGCCCGGTGATCACCCGCTCGCCGTCGATCTCCACCGTGCAGGCCGCGCCGGCCTGGATCGGCCGCGGCGCCTGGCCCTCGGCCCAGCGCTCGGTGAGCGATAGCTCGAAGCGGTCCGCCACCTGGTCGAGGCCGCGGCGGATCTCCACCTCGGTCCAGCCGCGGTGGCGGGTGCCGCCGATGACGAGCGCGAGCTCACTCACCGAGCACCTCCAGCTCCGTGCCCCCGGGCACCGCGCCCGGGTGGCGGATGCGGTTGCGGCGCACGATCTCGTCGGCCCTGCGGCCGTCGCCGTAGAGGCGCTGGGCGATGACCAGCGCCGGCAACGTCGCGGCCGGGGTGTAGTCGGTGAGCTCAGGCAGGGCCGCGCCGCGCTCGCGCAGGTCCTGCACGGCCGCCGCGCGGAGCTCCGCGAGCGCGCTCGCCACCACCGGCGGCGGGGGCGGGTCGGACTCGAGCTGCGTGGGCAGCCCGCCGTGCACGGTCTCGAGCGCCGAGACGGCATCCTGGCGGGTGTCGTAGCTCCAGGTGGCGCTCGCCGCCGCGCTCTCCACCGCCGCGCCCCGGCGCACCAGGCGCACGGCCGCGGTCTGTGCCTCGGCCTGCTTGCGCGCGCCCTCCGGCGCGGTGGCCGAGGCGGTGTCGGTCTCCCCGGCGGAGAAGAGGTTCTCGTAGATGAGCAGCGCCCGCTGCGGCTCCGTGATCCGGTCGCCCACCTCGGCGAGGCTCTCCAGCACCTGGGCGCCGAGCTCCGCGGGCGAGCGGATGAGCTCCGCCACCGGGCCGGCCACACCGCCCACGGACTCCTCGACGGCACTGAGCGCGTCCTGCAGCGCGCGCTCGATGGTGGCCACGCGGTCGGTGGCGAGGTCGAGGACGTCGTAGTGGGCCTCGAAGTCCGCCAGGAGCTCCTCGCGGGCCGCGGCGGCGGCGTCACCGACGCGCGCACGGGTATCCGCCACCGCCCGAGGCAGCCGGCCGGTATCCTCGGCCTCCACCACCGTGAGCGAGACGTTGGCGATGCCGCCCTCGCGGGTGGACTCGCGCACGCGGAAGGCGGTCACCACCACGCGGCGGCGGCCGTAGTACGGGTGCACAAGCTCGCCGGCGCCGGGGCGCTCGACGGCCTCGATCAGGCGGTCGCGCTGCAGGTCGTAGTCGTCGCCGATGACGAAGGCGTCGATGGTCCACTCGCGGGTGGCGCGGCCGAGGTCCTCGGCGTAGGGCTGGTCACGCAGCGGATACTCATGCACCTGCACACGCCGCCCGGCGGAGAATCCCGGCCGCTCGACGTGGAACTCGACCCCCCGGAAGGAGCCAACCGCAGTGTCGACTCGATCACGCCAGGTCACGGTGCTAGGCTCCAGACGCAGCTGGACGAACGGAGGCGACCGTCATGCGGCTCACTGCAACCCTGGCCACGGCCCTGCTGATGACTCTCTCCCTCGGGGCTATCGCAGACGAGGTCCCTATCCCCGGTAAACAGGAGCAGGTGATCCAGCTGGTCGACCTCTACGCCGAGCGCTACGCCAGCACCGATCACGACCTGCAGCGCTCCAAGCTCCGAACAGAGCGGGATCGCGCCATCGCCGAAGCGATTGGAGACGATGGCACTGTTCACGACTGGGTCGGGACGGTGATCGGCCTGCGCACCACCCGGGACGGCGCGGCCGCTGTTCTCATCGAGCTTGATGATCGTCTTGTCGTCGGTACCGCCCGTTATCGACTCGGGGACGAGCACGGCACTCTCATCGAGCAGAGCAGCCCGCTGTACGACATCCTCGCCGAGATCGAGAAGGGACAGACGGTGGTGTTCAGTGGCCGGATCGTGGGGATGCCCGACCGGCCTGAGCACGACTCGATGGAGCGAGCCGCCCTCCTGGTCAAGCTTGGATACGTGGCCGATCTGAGAGCGCATCAGGCCTTGCCCTTTTAACTCGATGCCCGTCACGGCATCACCCCCACCCCGAGATCCACGCCGATGTCCATGCCGCCCTCGCGCCGAAGCTCGCGGACGCGGGGGCGGCCCTCGCTGTCGATGGTGATGCGGAGCTCGCCGCCGACCCTCGCCTCCCCGGGCCCGACCGCTGCGGCGTCGTCACCCTCGAGCGTCGGCGCCCCCATCTGAGGGGCGCCCATGCCCTCCAGGCCGAGCCGGTCCTGCACCCAGTCCGGCATCCAGTCGACCAGGCTGCGCACGCGCTCCTGCAGCCAGTTGGTCATGGCGTTGAAGCGCTCGGTGATGCCGTTCCACAGCCCATTGATCCAGGCGCGCCCCACCTCCATGAGCGCCGCCGGGTCGAGGATGTCCTTGATCCAGTCGAGGGCGCCCTGGAATGCCGAGACCACGCGGCCCCAGAGCTCGGAGACGAAGTCGCTGATCGGGCCCCAGTGGCGGTAGATCAGGTACGCGGCACCAGCCAGCGCTGCGACGCCCGCGAGGAACCAGCCGATGGGAGTCGCGAGTAACGCCACACCAAACCCCCCGATGGCGATGCCCAGCTGGGTGATGGCGAGGATGAGCGGCCCGGACACAATGGCCGCTGCGACCAGCGCTAGGCGCCCCCAGCCGCCCATGCGCTCGGCGGCCCAGCTGAGCGCCCCGGAGACCTGCAGGACGACAGACCAGAAGCGGCGCAGCCCCTGCATGATCCGCTCGGTGATCACCTCGCGGTTCGCCTGGATGAGCTCGCGGGTGCGCTCGAGCCAATCGGTGACGGCCGGGAGCAGCTCGCGCACCACGGCGATGCGCAGCCCGAAGAGGGTGCGGCGGAAGGCGGTCATGTTGTCGGTGTAGTCGACGGCCTTGCGCGCGAAGGCCTCGTCCATGACGACGCCGGCCTCGTGTGCCTCACGGGCCATGCGGCGCAGCCCCTCGGAGCCGTCCTCGAGCATCTGCAGGACCGCCACGCCCTCGGAGTCGAAGAGCTTGAAGGCGGCGCGCACGCGCAGCGCCGGATCCTCGATCTCGGCGAGGGCGTCCGCCACCTCGGGGAAGAGCTCCGTGGTCGGCCGGATGTTGCCGTTGGTGTCCCGCAGCTGGATGTTGAGGAACCGGAGCGCCCCCTCGGCCTCGCCGGTGCCGTTCGCGGCCTCCGCCGCGCGCCGGGTGAAGCGCTGCAGCGCCATATTGAACGTGCTCTGCCGCACCCCGGAGAGCTCGGCGGCGTACTGCCACTCCTGGAGCGTCTCGACGTTGATGCCAAGGCGGTCCGCCGTCTTCACCGCGGCGTCGGCCGCGTCGGTGACGCTCGCGACGAGCCGCTCGAACCCCCACACCGCACCCGCGGCCGCGCCGCCGGCGAGCGCGAGCCGTCGCGTGAGCCGCCCGGCGCTGCTCAGCACGTTGCTGAAGCCCTCGCCGACCGCCACGGCCGAGCGGCGCAGGCGCTGCAGGCCGGCGGACTGGGCGAGCCGGCCGAAGCGGCGCTGGATGCGTTGGACCGGACGCGAGATCCGGTCCACCAGGTCGAGGATGACGCTTGCCTTGAGCTCAGCCACGGTTGTGCTTCCTCAGCCGCTTCGCCCGCTCCTGCCACCAGCGCAGCTCCTGGACGTCCATCTCCCAGAGCTCCGAGGGCGGGAAGTGGAAGACATAGGCGATCACCCCGACGACGTCGGCCCAGTCCCCGGGGACCCCGACAAAGGGCCGGCCAGGGCCTCCGTGACCGCCTCGACGTCGGCGCTGTCGAGCTCGTCCACGGCCGCCTGGGGCAGCCCCGTCATGGCCATGACGAGCGCGAGCACCTTGCCGATCTCGCCTTTCGCCTGGTCCATCGCCCGCAGGTGCTTGGCCTTGATGCGAGGGGGCAGGCGCAGCTCCTCGAGCGTGCGCTCGCCACCGCCCTCGAACTTGTCCGCGGTGTAGGTGACGGGATGCTTGAGCTGGATGACGATCTCCTCGCTCATGACGCTACACCCGCTCCAGGCCCATGCCGGAGAAGTTGAGCGCGAAGGTGCCCGCGCTCGCATCGAGCTCCGGCGGCTCGGTGACGAAGGCCTCGCGCATGAGGTAGGTCACCCCGGTGTCCGTCTCGAAGAGCACGCTCGCGGCGGTGATGCCGGCGAGCTGCACGATGTCGGTCTCGCCGGTGTGCTGGACGGTCACCTGGATGCTCGGGGCGACCGGGTTCTCCTTGTAGCCCTGGACGCCCCTCGGCCCGAGTTGCGCCTCGCGCTCGACGCCGCCGACGTTGAGCGTCGCCCCCACCTCGGAGAGCAGCTCCTCGCCGTCGACGCGGACGGTGGCCTTGCCGGTGATCTGGGTCATGTCTGCAATGCCTCCTCAAGGGGCCTTGATCAGCGCCGGAACTGCGTCTGCATGGCGTGGACGCGGTAGCCGGAGACGAGCTGCGGGCTGTCGATGACGTTGAGCCGGTTGGGGTCCTCGGGGTCGATGTTGGCGGTGAGGCTCTCCGCGTAGCCCTCGTAGTCCTGCACCCAGCCGAAGCCGATCATCGTGCGGTAGAGCCCGAGGAGCTCGGCCTTGATGATCTTGGGCGTGGCGATGGGCTGGCCGGCGCCGTAGAGGCTCGCGTCGGCGTCGCCGGCGAGCTTGTGCCTCGGATATTTGCGCAGGATCATGCTGCGCTGCTCGAAGCGGATGCGCTCGAGGGTCTCCGGCACCTGGATGTCCAGGTAGGCGTCGCTCGCGATGCCCGCGGCGTTCTCCTGGTACATGGTGATCTGGCGCTCGATGCGCACGGTGCCGTCGGTGGCCACGCGGTAGGTCGAGATCCCGTCGTAGAGCAGCAGGTTGCGCTCGCTGTCGGTGAAGCGGTCGGCCTCGGCCGGGCCCATGAGCCCCGGGAGCTCCAGGGTCTGCAGCGGGCGCGCTGGGTCGATGGCGAGCGCGCGGGCGCCGGCGGCGGCGTTGGTGGCCGCCCACAGCCACGTGGGGCTGACCGCGATGCCGGTGCCCATGCAGGTGACGTGCGGGCTATTGCGCGCGCTCCCGAAGGTGCCGGTCTCGCTGTGCGTGCCGCGGTAGGCGGTAAAGGCGCGGCCGCCGATCTGGCGCATCGGACCCCAGCGGTCGTCGAGCTCGGCCTCGAGGGCGTCGAGGTTCGCCGAGTCCGTGTAGGGGCAGGCGATCCAGTTCCACCACTCGTCGCCCATCACCGGGATGGCGGTGCCGAGATCGGGGTTGGCGCTGCCGCCGGCCATGTCCGTGATGGTGAACGTGACGCCGCTCACCCCGTCCTCGCCGCGGGCACTGAGGCGCACGTCGATGTCGTTGCCGGTCTCGCCGGCCCAGCGTGCGGTGAGGTCCACCTGCTCGGGCACGGTGCCGTTGACCGCGGCGGTGACCGGCAGGCGGGTGTCGGCGTTGATCTCGTCGACGATGGCCTGGGCGATGGTGCTCGCGGTGTCCGCGGCAGCCACACCCACGCGCACCCGGTAGCCCGCGATGTAGAGCGCGAGCGTCCCGGAGGTGTTGGCAGTGCCGGCGACGGTGATGTCGCCCGCCGCCTTGACGGCCGTGCCGTCGTCGTCCAGGGCGATCGCCCAGGTCTCAAGGTAGGGGGCGGCGCTCAACGTGGCGCGCAGCATCTCGGCGAGCATGGATCCGCGGCCGTAGAGCCGCTCGGCCTGCTCGGCGGAGGTCACGCGGTCGAGCTCGAGCGCGGCGCGCTCGCCGGCGGCGAGGCGCTGGCCGAAGACGAGCAGCTTGCCCTGGAAGGCGCTCGAGCCCGCGAGGCGGGAGTCGAACTCGATGTAGACGCCGGGGATGCGCAGCGCCGCGGGGATCGAACTGAAGGCTCCGGAGCTGATGGTCATGCCTTACTCCTTGCTCTCGGCCTTGCTGGGCTTGCGGGGCGGGCGCGCCTCGACGACGTCGCCGTCGCGCAGGCGCCGGCGCCAGTAACTGGTGAGCGCGACGCGCTCGCCCTCGGCGGCGAGCACGCGGCCGTCGGGCTTGCGCACCTGCAGGCCGTCGCGGGGTTTGAGGTAGCTCTCCTGCACGGTGTGCCTCCTGGTCATTGCGGCAGGTCGACCTGGTCGACCGCGTCGGGGTCGTCGGCGCCGCCCACCTGGTGGGTGGCGTGGTAGGTGGTGAAGGCGTCGAGCGTGTTGACGTCGAGCGGCGGGGGGAAGGTCATCGCCAGGCGGTAGGCCGCGCCGTAGACCACCACGCCCTCCTTGTCGAAGCGATCGGAGTAGAGGTTGTCGATGGACTCGAGCGCGAGCGTGCCCACGCCATCCACCGTCAGCCCGTGCACCCCGGGCACCACGCGCTCGAGGAGCTCGTAGGCGCCCACCTGGCGGCTGTTGCCCCGGCGGCGCTCACGCTCGCCGCTCGCGTGCCCCGTGACCACGTACACGACGTAGCGCGCCGAGGCCCTGGGCTGGTTGGCGTTGCCCTCGGCACGCGCGCTCGACCAGGCGACGTAGATGCCCGGCACCCGGCGCAGCGCGGCGCGCAGCGTGCGCTCGTCCCAGCGCCCGGGCAGGTCCTCGATGCTCTTGACGTACTGCCCGACCACCGTCTGGCAGCGCGCGATGATGGCGTCCTCGACTTCGGCCAGCACCTCAGAACCCCTTCAGCGCGTCGTCGTCGAACTCGCGCCGGCCCGCCTCGTACGCCGGCGAGCCGCCGGTGGTCGTGGCCGGCGCCTCGGCGCCGAGCGTGGCCTCGCCGCGGGAGACCGCGCGCAGCCAGCTCACCGCCTCCTCGTGGCGCTTGCGTACCTCCTCGGTGGCGCGGTCCTCGTAGAGGAAGTAGCGCGCGAGGTTGCAGGCCACGCGCTCCAGGACGGCCGGCACCGGATCGAGCGGCAGGCTCACCCGGCGGCCGATGTAGCTGTCGATGAGCGAGGCGGCGTCCGCCAGCGCCCCGTCAACCACCTCGGTGTCGATGACGCCGTCGTTGTCGCGATCGGCGAGGTCGAGCAGCTCGCCCTCGCCGAACCGGCGCACCAGGTCGTCCTGGGTGGCGTAGCTCACTCGCCGCTACCCCCGGCCTGCTGCTCCTGGTACTCCGCCCACGCGGCGTCGCGCTCCTTGGCGGAGACGCTCTCGATGCCGCTCACGGTGGCGAGGGCGTCGCACTCGGGCTTGCCGCCCTTGGTGAAGTGCGCCTCGTTCTCCGGGTCGAGCTCGGCGATGGCGGCGACCAGGCGCGCGTGGCGCTCAGCCTCGGCCGGCGGCTCCTCGGTGCCGCTCGCGGCCGCGGCGCCGCCCTTGGGCTCGCGCAGCGCGCCGATCTCGAGCAGCGGCCGGGCAGCTCGCTCGGTCATCTCGACCGGGTCGCCGACGCCGTAGCGCTCGCCGTCGTGGCGGAGCGGGGTGGCGACCTCAAAGGTGCGGGTGTCGTTGCTCACGCTGCCTCCTGGATGTTTCTGTCGGCCGGGCCGGGGATGGGCGGCCCCGGCCTGCCGTTGCTCCTTCCGGCCTGGCGCCGCCGCCCCAGCGCCAGGCCGTCCGACGGAGCCGCTCAGCGGTGTCCCGCTTACGCCACGGCGTTCTGGATGAGGAACCCGGACTCGATGCCCGAGAGCACGGGGGCGCGCTCGTAGGTCACCGGGTACATCCAGGACTTGGCGTTGCGCTCGTTGTAGGGCTCCTCGACCACCGGGTGGCCCCGGAGCGTGTAGGTGTAGCCGTAGCTCGGCATGCGGCGGCTGGTGATCTGCTCGGGCACGTACGCCAGCACCACGTCCTTGCCCCAGACGTCGGTCATCTGGGTGGCGCCGTCGCCGAGGTAGACGGCGTCACCCACCGCGACCCGGCGCAGGCCCCAGAGGCGGGCGATGAGCTCCACGGTCACCGAGTCCGAGCTCGTGTACTTGACCCGGTCGACGATCTTCGGGTGCTCGGCGAGCTGGGCGAACACCGCGGCGCTGATCACCGCCACGTTCGGGCGCATGCCCACGGCCTGGCGCACGGTCTCCTTGTAGTCGCGCACCTGGGCGGAGGGATCGCTCGAGCCGTCGGACCACTGGTCGGTGCCGGAGAGCGCGGTCTTGTGGCTGGTGCTGTAGTTGTTGGCGTCGCGGGCGAGGTCGGCCTGCTCGATCTCGAGCGCGAGCGAGAGGATCTCCATCGTCTCGCTGGCGGCCTCGCGCCCGAGGTCGATGCCGGGCACCTGGTTGGCGTCCTCCATGTGCTCCCAGGGCACCATGCCCTCGAGCGCGTCCTGCACGAGCGCGAAGGGCTTGCCCTCGTAGCCGAACTGCACGCGCGCGGTGCTCGCGCCCGGGGCCCGGCGGGTCTTGTAGCGCCGGAAGCTCTCCTGGCCGAACTCGATGATCTGGCCGCCGCGCTGGCGCACCGGCACCCGCGGGAAGAGCACGCTGCCCACGCGCTCCGGGTGCGAGTAGCCCTGGGCGACCTCGGTGAGGATCGGGTTGATGACCCGGGCCTGGCTGGTGTTCATGGGCATGGTGAGTCAGCTCCTTCGCTCTGGGCCGCTTAGCGCAGCAGCACTTCGATGAACTCGCCCGCGGCGCTCGCCGACTCCAGGGCGTGACCGATGACGTACTCCGGCATCTCGCCGCCGGCGAGGATTGCGCCGTTGGCCGCGGTACTGGTGACCGAGGTGGCGCCGGAGGGGATGTTGATCTCGCCGGTGGAGGGGATCGCGCGCCCGGAGGCGTCGACGATGATGGCGTCCCCGACGGCGATAGCAGCGCCGGACTCTATGACCGCGGTGCCGAGGGCCTCGACGGTGAGCGGGTCGCCGTCGGCGGCGTCGAAGCGCGCCACGCCGGCGACCTTTTGGCCCTGCACGGTGGCCTGGGCGCCGTCGAAGCCGACCGCGCGGCGTTCGGTGACCTGGCCGCTCGCGACCAGGCTCAAGGCGAGGATGGTAGTGCTCTGCACGGCTTAGGCCTCCTGTCGCTCCACGGCGCGCACGGCCGTGATGATGTCCACCTTGTGCTGCTCGGCGTAGGCGAGCGCCTTGTGGTGCAGCGCCGCGGTGCGCGGGTCGACCTCGTAGCCGTCCGCCACCTCCAGGTCCGCCGGCACCTTGCCGCTCTCGCTCTCGCGGCGGGCGCCGCGCTCGCCGTAGTCGATCGCCTGCGGCAGGCGCTCGAGGAACTCGAGGAACCACTCGCGCGCGGGCTTCTTCACGGCTTCGGCGCCCTCGCCGAACTCGACCACCGCCTCGGCGTCCTGGGCCTCCAGGAACTCCACCAGGGCGTCGCGGTCGCGCGGCAGCACCCTGCCGGCCTCGACCAGCTTGTCCACGCGCGCGGCGTGCTCGGCGCGCCGGCGCTTCGCCTCCTCCTGGGCGATCGTCTGCTCGCGCTCGGCGAAGGCCGCCTCCTGCTCCTTGATGCGCTGCTCGCGCTCGGCAATCTCGCGCTCGCGGCGCTCAACCTCTGCCTTGTCCACGTCGGACACCTCCGTTTTCTCGCTGTACATCGGCTCGGCAACGCTCTCGGGGCGCTCCCGCTCGAGGTCCTCGATGGCGTAATCGGGGATGACCCGGTCCGCCTCCTCCGTGCCGTGCCGGGCGATGATCCACTCGCGCAGCCGACGCAGCAGGCCGCGAAGGATCCCGACGTCGGCCTCGCCGAACTCGAAGGTCACGAGGTCGGCCTCGGCGTCGCCGAACTCCACCTGGCGCAGGCCCTTCAACGCCGGCGGCTGGGCGCCGAGGAAGCCGAGGTGGCGCAGGTAGTACACGCCGGGCTTCGGGTTGGTCTTCGCCTCGGGGTGGTAGAAGCTCGCGGAGACCTTCTTGAAGCGCCCGTCCCGGACGAGCTCGGCGAAGGCGGGATCCACCTGGCGGGGCTCGGCCTCGAGGCTGCCCTCGCTATAGGCCAGCCCGCCGACCCAGCCGTAGGCGGGCGCGTCATGCCGGGGGTGGCCGGCAACGATGGGCGCCTCGTGGAGCTCGGGGTCGTAGGCCGCGGCGGCGGCCTCGAGATCGGCCTCGCTGAACTGCAGCGACGCCCCGGACATGGCCGTGTGCCTGCCGGGGCGGAAGATCTGGATGCGCTTCATGCTGGCCTCCCGCGTCATGGGGGCCAGTGTGGAGAGGGCAAGCTGGGTGGGTGGCCCTGAACGGCTTCAGGGCCGGTAAGGTGGGCTAGCTCTCGGCGGGGGGATCCTCGCCGCGGGTGATGTCGAGCCGCAGCTGGCGGCCCGCGCTATGCTTCTCGAGCACCTGGAGGACCTCCGCTTCCGAGCGCATGTTACCCGAGGTGTCGATGAACTGCCTCGTGCGCATGCGCACCTTCAGCACGTCGTTCTTGCCGAAGCGCTCCTCGCCGAGGTCGATGCGGCGGAGGAAGTCCTCATCCAGGATGGCGGCGTGAAAGGTGGCGTTGCCGTCGTTGAAACGCCACTTGTTCTCCTCCTTGAACGAGAGGCTGACCAGCTGGAGGTAGCGCTCCTCGTCGCGCTCCTCGAGCTCCTCCTGTTCCGGCGGTGGCGCGCGGAAGTAGCGCCGCTCGTCCTTGCGGATGATCTCCGGCTCCGTGTCCTGGTCGGCCTGGAAGGCGACCTGTTCTATGCCCTCCTCATCGAGCGGCTTGACCACGCCCTCCAGCCCCTTGCGCACCTCGTAGTTGCGCAGCAGCTCCAGCACCTCGGCCTCGATCTCGAAGTGGCCGTCGTCGGTCTCGATCCGGAATCGGCCGTCCTTGAGCTCGATGACACGCCGCGGCGCTCGGCCGCGGAGGCGGCGGATCGCCTTTACCAGGCCGAACGCCCCCGTGCCGCCCATGCCGAGCAGGGTGACGAGGTTGATGGCGGCGCTGACGGCCTCGCTGTTCAGGAAGCTCGTGAGCTGCGCGGAGAGACTCTGCACGACCGAGAAGTCGATGCCGAAGCATCCGGTACGGAAGGAGGCCCGCACATTCACCTGCACGCGCACCTGGTCGCCATTGAGCGCGGCGTTCGCCGCCTCAAGCGTGTCGCTCACGGCGATGAGCGCCGGGGCGAGTTCGCGGGCGTCGATCTCGTGCTCCTGGAGTGCCGGGCCATCGTAGGTGAGCGTGAAGTGCGCGGTGCTCATCGCTCGGCCCACTCCAGGCGGCGGAGAGGCGCGGTCGAGTCGCTCATCCTCACCTCGGCGGTATCATCGTAGAGGCCGGCCAGGCGAAAGGGGCGCGGATCGCCAGGCGCGTACGCCGGCGTGAAGTACTGACGATAGGCGCGGGTGAGCGTCGAGCCTCCGTTGCGCTCACGATGGCGATGCTGCTTCATGCCTCTACTCCCGCCGCCTGCGCTCGCGCCCGGCCCGAGCTATCGGATCCGGGCGACGGGGGACAAGTTACCCTACCCGTACCTCGGAGCGAAAACGGGGTCGCGACCGAAGGTCGCCGTTGCAGACGACCGGGACCCCGTTGCAAACCCGTTGCAAAAGCCGCCCAGTCGTTGCAAAGGATCGACCCTAAGCCTGGGTGCCGGAAACGGGAGATCGTCGCTCACAGCGCCTCTCCGTGGCTCGCTCCACCGCGCTCAGCTGAGCGGCTCGCCGAGGTAGGCGAGCAGGGTCTCCACGGCGTGGCGCTCGTCGCCCTCCGAGAGCCCGAGCCAGGGGCGGGCGGGGATGCCCCGCTCGGGGTCGCCGAAGTGGTGGGTGGCGCCGTAGACGCGGTCGGTGCCGAACTCGAGCTCCTGCGGCCCGGCATCATAGCGCAGGGTGTCGCGCAGGTAGGTGTTGAGCACCAGGATCTCGTCCTGGCGTCGGGGCTTGCGCGCGCGGTAGTCCTCGGAGAGCGGCTTCCAGGGCTCACCCGCCGGGGAGACCTGCTGGTCGAAGCGCTCGCGGTGGGAGAGCTGCAGGTCCTCGCCGATGGCGCGCATCGCGGGTGTGGCATCACCGGCGCGCTGCTCGAGCGCCCGCAGGGCGCGGCGCACGCGCTCGTCCTCGATGCGGTGCTGGAGGGTGACGCCGGCCATGCCAATCTCCTATACTGTCCTCAGCCTATCGCGCGGGCAGTCCCCGCCCGGACCACCAATCCCACGCGCGAGGCGGCCACGGTGGGGCGGCGCCGTGGCTTTACTCATTCCGGCCCGCGCCGGTAGAGCCGCACCCCCCGCCGGAACGCCTCCACATCGGCGTCGTCCTGCTCGCCCTCCGACTGGAAGGTGGTCACGCCCGACCAGCCGTCGCGCCCCCACTCGAAGACCGCCACACCAGGCTGGTCGCGGCCGGGGACGCGGAAGCGCGCCACGTAGCGCCGGCGCACCACCGGGCGCGCGGCCGCCCCGTGCCACTCGGCGGCGACCCAGATCTCGTCGGGGTCACGGATCGCCTGGGCGAGCATCGGCAGGTAGCGCTCGCGACCGCGCTTCAGCACCTTCCAGCGCCCGCGGGCGTTGCGAAACAGCGCCTCGGAGAGCATCAGCGGCTCGCCGAGCGCGTCGCGGTACACCGCCGGGCGCTCCAGGTCCGCCCCGAAGCTGGAGAGGAAGCTGCGCACGTAGGCCTCGGGGTCGAGCCCCTCCTCGAGGAGCTCGCCCTGGTAGGCGCGCGGCGCCGGGAGCTCGTCGCGCGCCCGGCGCGGCGGGAACAGCCGCTCGGGCTCGCTGCGCAGCGGCTCATCGAGCTGCGGCGGGGTCACGCCGCGGATCCGGCTCGCCCCCGGGCGGTGCTCGAAGCCCGGGTCGATGCCCTTCGGCACGCGCACCGTACGCGGGCTCGGCCCGTTCTGGCCGACGGTCTTCTCCTCCCAGTCGATCTCCGGGCCCTGCTCGGAGACCTCGAGCCCCCGCCGGCGCGCCTCCTCCGCGGAGATCGCGTACTTCTTGCACTTGCACCCCCAGCCGTTCTTCGGCGACCACGTTTCCCACCAGGGATCGTCCAGCGGCACGACGCGGCCGTCGTGCGCCAGGTGCTCGGGGCGCGGATCCTCGCTGCCGCCGTGGCGGTAGAGCCCGTAGGGGCGCTGGCGCCGGAGCTCTGGGTCGGCCATCTGCGCCTCGCGCCCGGCGTGGTAGCTCTGCAGGAGGTTGGTCTCGTAGATCACCCGCGATCGCCAGCCGCGCTTGCCCTTGTAGGCCCAGCCGTGGCGCTCGACGATGGCGTCGAAGTCCTTGCGGAAGTCGGCGAGGGTCCTGCCCTCCTCGACCATGCGCTGGATCGAGCGCTGGAAGTCCTCGACGATCGCCATGCGGTTGGCGCCGGCGACGACGAAGGCGTGGTCGTGCTCGCGGCCGTAGACGTCCGTCCAGGCGCGGGTGGGCAGCGCGACCTTCTCGCGAAGGAACTCGATCTGCTCGCGGAAGGGCAGAGAGCCGTACTGGACCGCCATCTCAGCCTGCCTCCTCGAGGAGATCGTAACGGCCGGCCAGCTGGGCGGCGGCGAGTGCATCGCCCATCACCTCGGCCCAGTCGTCGACGGGCAGCTCGCTCATCCGCTCGACGAGCCGCGCCTGCAGATCCTCGAGGTTCTCGGCCTGGTCGACGATCTCCCGGATCGCCTCGATGACGGCCTCCTCGCGCGGCTGCGCGTCCTCCTCCAGGCGCTCGAGCTGCGCGGCCTGCTCCTCGCCGTCGGCGGTCGGCTCGTCCTCGGCAAAGGCCGCGCCCCCGCCGGCGCCGAGCGCAGGCCGCGGCGCGGGCTCCCACTCGTCGCCGTAGTGCTCTCGGATGTAGCGCAGCGTCGGGCGGTAGCCGAGGCGGGCCACGCGCTCGTCGCGCTCGGCGAGGCGGTTGAGATCCTCGGGCTCCTCGGTGATGCGCCACACCCGCGGCGGCCGGGCGCTCGGGTAGTTCCACTCGGTGAGCCAGCGCGCGATCTGGCGGTTGAAGCTCTCGCAGACGACGTCGGCGTCAGCCTTGATGATGTCCGCGCGCACGTCCTGCTGGGCGTCGTCGGCGCCGAGCCGCCCCGGGGTGCCCTCGACGGTCGCCACCTGGCCGAGGATCACCTTGGCGATAGCCGCGTTCATGCGGTCATAAAGGGCCGTGTAATCGGCCGTGCCGGAGCGCGCCGCCTCGATGAGCTCGATCTCCATGTCCTCGGGGGTTACCACGCCGGTGTCGGTGTGGATCGCCCGCAGGGCGTCGAGGAGCTTCTGCTTCTCCGCCTCGGTGGCGCCCTTGCCGAACTTGCCGTGCGCGGTGGGCTGGCCGAACTTGTCGAGGAACTTCAGCCACAGCCGGATCCCTGAGCGCTTGAAGAACACCGGCCAGTAGAGCCAGTGGCCGAGGCCGAGGCCGTAGGGCTCGTCGTCGTGATCGGCGCCGGTGCGGAAGGTCCAGAACTTGCGATCGGGCAGGAGCTCGCCGAGGGGCTGGCTCATGGTCCGCAGCCGCAGCCGGCCCTCGCCGTCGAAGCCGAAGCGCCGCCGGTCGCGCACCAGAATCTGGTCCAGCGCCACCTGGGTGCCGTCGCGCACCCACATCGGCTCGGCGACGGCGAAGCCGTAGAAGATGCCGAAGAGCATCTGCTCGGTGACCCGGTCCCAGCCGATGTGGCGCAGCTGCTCGCGGAGCATCTCGGCGGCGGCCTTGTCCTGGCGGCGGCTGCCGCCGGCCTCGACCTCCCACTCGGCGGAGACCACCGCGCGCTGGCGCTGGCCCCAGGCGGTCTTCACCTGGTCGTCGCGGTAGAGCTCGCGGTAGAGGGTGAGATCCCCGCCGCCGCGGGTGAGCAGGACGGTGTCCTGCGGCTGCATGAGCTCGAGCGGGCCGACGTAGCCGCGGGTGATGTCGCGGCCGTCCTGGGTGCTCGCAATCTCGCGCGTCTCGGGTGCCTTGGCCATCGCCTAGAATCCTCCGGTGTCCACGCCGCCGCCGACCGCGCCCCAGCCGGTGGCGTGCGCGCGGTAGTCGGGCGCCTCCTCGGCGTCGATCCCCGCGCGGGTGATGCCGGTGGCGCGGTAGTCGATCGGTGCACTCTCGCTGCGGCTCGCCGCGTAGGCGAGCGCACAGGCGACCGCGGCGTCGCCGTGGCGCTCGCCGGCGCCGCCGCCGGTGTTGCTCCTGGGCAGGCGCGGCACGCCGTTGACGAGCCGCAGCGCGCGGTGGTCCTCGAGCACGTCGTCGTGCTGGGGGATGGTGATCGTGCCGTCCTCGAAGGCCGCCTTGTAGGGCGGCATGTTCTCGCGGTACCAGGACTCGCTGAACATCACCTGCTCCACCAGGCTGCCCCAGTGGTCGTGGGCGGACTCGGCGATGTAGCTGCCGTTGCCGGTGGCGTCGATCTTCACCCCGGAGAGGCGCGGCAGCCGGTCGCCGAGCGCGAAGAGCACCTGCTCCTGCTGCTTGTGCGGGACGTTGCGCAGCTCCACCAGGAGCGGGACCGTGCGATGCAGCGTCGCCCCGATCTCCATCGGCGCGAGCACGGAGAGGTGCCCGGAGCGGGCGAAGTCCATGCCGAGCACGTGGCGGCGGCTGCGGTCGAGGCCGGCGAGCAGGGGCAGGAGCTCGTCGCGGATCCAGTCCTCCATCTGCACCGCGCGGCTTGGCTCGGGCGCGGTGTTGAAGGCGCGGTCGCCCTCGAAGCGGATCACCGGCGCCTCGGCCATGCGCGGCTCCACCAGCGAGCGCGGCAGGTAGGCGCCGCCGCCCATCGCCGGCACGCAGAAGAGCTCCTCGGCCTCGTTCGGGCGGTAGCGCCGGATGAGAGCCTCCCGCCAATCGCGCTCCGCCTCGGCACTCCAGGGGCGCCCGGTCACCTGGCAGATGCGCTGGTAGAGCCCGTCGGCGAGGGCATCGTCAAGCGTCACCCGGTGCAGGGCGTAGTCCTGTCGCCCGGCGCGGATGTCGGTGACTAGCTGGTTGAACGGGTTCTCCTCGCCGTTGTGCGTGGAGATGATGTGCACCGCACCGCCCCACATGGTCATGGCGAGCGCGGCCTTGAGCAGCTCCTCGAGGTCGTCGACGAAGGCCGCCTCGTCGATCACCAGTCGCTCGCCCGGGCGGCCCTTGGAGCGCAGGTTGCGCGGGTTGCTCGAGAAGGTCTGGATCTGGTGGCCGCTGTCGAACTTGATGACGAAGGTGAGGATCTGGCGGTCGCCCTGCTCGAGCACCGACTCCTGGATCTCGCCCGCCGCGGCCTGGAAGGCGCGCGCCCACTGCGCGCAGTCCTGGATGAAGCCCGCGGTCATCTCCTTGTCGTAGGAGATGTAGTAGACGTTGGCGCCGCCGGCGGCCGCGGCGTGCAGCACGGCATCCGCCGCCTCGGCGTAGGAGAGGCCGATCCGGCGGCTCTTCTCGATGACCTTGACCGCCGAGCGGTCCTCCACCCAGCGGCTCTGGTAGGGCAGCAGGATCGCCGCGTCGCCGGCGGCCATCAGAGCCCCTTGAGGATGGCGTCACGCATGGCGGCCACGCCCTCGTCGGAGAGCCCGGCGCGGCGGCCGGCCTGCTCGGCGGCCTCGGCGGCCTGCTCCGCGGCCTCCTCGCGGGCCTGGCGGCGGATCTCCGCCTCGCGCTTGACGTTCTCGCTGGAGGCCTTCTCCAGGCGCGCGGCGGTGAGTGCGAGGTCCTTCAGCATGTCGATGGTGCCGGGCAGGGTCTCGGCGTCGAGCTCGCCCTCCTGGAGCTTCAGGGAGACGTCGAAGGTGAGCGAGCGCACGAGCTGGTTGATGAGGTTGCCCATCTCCCCCTCGGGGCGGGCGCCGAGTTTGCCGATCCACATGTCGGCGACCTCGCGGGCCTCGCGCATCTTCTGCCCGACCGCCTCCATGCGCACGGCGTAGCGGTTGAGGCTCGACTTCGAGAGCCGCTCCTCGTGCCCCTCGCGCTCGAGGATCTCGTTGATCTGGCGGGTCGCTTCCAGCTGTGTCACGCGCGGATCCCTCAGCAGCTCGTGGAGCTTCTCGCGGACATCGTCCGGCAGGCGGTCGATGGTCGAGGGGCGGCGGGCCATCAGTGCAGCCTCCAGAGCACGTAAAGCACCGCGGCCGCGAGCACGGGCGGCCGGGTGGCGAGCCAGTAGGCACCCCACACCAGCGCCCCGGGGGAGAGCACGAGGGCGCAGCCGGTGAGCAGCAGCAGGTCGCGCAGCGTCTTCATGGCTCAGCCTCCCGGGCGCGGGCGGGCGACGCCGGGGACACGCGCGGCGCCGGTGGCCACGTCCTCGCCGCGGGGGGTGAGGCTCGCCACCTGGACGCCGGAGCTCTCCTCGAGCTCGATCAAGCCCTGCTCCGCGAGCCAGGCGAGCTGGCTGCGCAGGGCGTCGCGCGAGACGGCGTGGCCGAAGGCGCGCAGGACGCTGCGCAGGACGTGCTCGTTGTGGCTGTAGCCGGCGTCCTCCTCGAGGGCCTGCAGGATTACCAGCCGCTGGTCCCGCGCGGCATGCTCGCTGAAGCTCATTTGCTGTCACCCCCGGAGCGCTGGAGCAGGTATTCGCTGATCATGGAGAGCTGATGGGCGATGGATCTCACTTCGCCCGTCATCTGGCGCATGTCCTGGCTGACGGTGTTGAGCCGCTCGTAGACCCGGCCGAGGTCGTGGTGCGTCGGCACGCTGGCGAGCTGCGACTCCGCGACGTCCACCCGGCGCTCGACGCTGATCACCCGGTCCCGCACACGGTCGATGCCGTCGCTCGCGCGGGTATCGACGTCGGCGATGGCGGCGGTGTTGGCCTTGCTCTTCTGGACCAGGTGGGTGTAGAGGCCGAGCATCCCGAGGCCGGCGAGCTGCAGCGCATCCATCCAGAAGCGCATGGCGCCGTAGTCGATCACGCCTTCCACTGTCGCCTCCGTCGCTCGTGATCGGTCGCGCACTCCAGGCAGCGCACCGCGCGCGGCTGCGCGTCGATGCGCCGCGGGTCGATGACCTCGGCGCAGTCCAGGCAGTAGCGCACGCCGCGGTACTCGCGGGGGCGCTCGCTGCGGTCGGCGCGGATCGCCTCGAGTGCGGCCTCCCGCTCGGCCTGGGCCAGCGCCTCCGCGCGCTCGTAGTCGCGCTCGGTGAAGTCCGCCACTAGCCCCTCCGGTTCGCCCGGCGCGCCTGGCGGGCGGCCTTGGCCTTCGCGCGCGCCCGGCGCTTGCGGTAGGTGGGTTTCGTCGGCTTGGACCAGGTCGCAGGCCGCGGCGCCTGCCGGCGGCGGCGCGGCTCCGCGGCCGGGAAGAGCATCGGCCGGAGCACCCGCGCCGGGCCGGACTCCGCGCCCTGGAGCGCTTCCAGGGCCTCGTGCGAGAGGTTGTGCTGCGCCATCATCCCTTCGCTCCGGTGAATCGGTCGGCGATCCGCTCCAGCGCCCCGCGGCCGTCCTGGCCTGCGCGCACGCGCTTGTCGCGGGAGCGGGCGGAGACGTTGATGCCGAGCACCGCAAGCGCGATGCCCCACATGGGCGTGAGCGCGGTGATGGCCTCGATGAGATCCGCAGCGTTGCCGGGGCTCGCCACCATCGCGTAGACGATGCCGCCGGTCTGCAGCGTCCAGGTGAGCGAGGCGACGTAGCCGAACATCGGCCGCCAGCGGCGCACGAAGGCGTCGTCCGCCTGCGCCTCGGCGCGCATGGTCTGGTTGACCTGGGCGAGCCGCGCGGTCTCGGCCTCGAGCGTCATGCGCCGGAGCGAGCGCTGGTGCTCCTGCTCGAGCTGGCGCAGCTTGGCGACTGCGGCCGGATCCGTCTCGATGGCGCGGGCCACCTGGTCGGGATCCTCCTCCACGCCGAGCGCGCCGGCGATGAGGCTGCCGACGGCACCGCCGGCGGGGCCGCCGAGCGCCCCGCCGAGCAGCGGCGCGGCCTTGGCCACCGCGCCCTTGATGCTCTCCCAGTTCATGCGTCGATCCTCCGGCCGACCTTGAAGCCCCATAGGGGCGGCTCGTCCTCGCCGTGGACGGAGACCCAGGCGAGGAACCAGATCCAGTCGAGCACGCAGTCGAGCAGCGTCAGCGGCCGCCACTTCGTGCAAACGGCCGCGCCCTCCGGCTCCTCGAACGCGAACCAGCACGGGACGAGGCCGTAGATGCGTGCGTGATGGGTGTAGCCCGAGCGCAGCGCCCGGCTCGCCGGCACGATGCCGAGCCAGCCGAGGACGCGCTCGCGCCGGCCTTGGGGCGCGGTGAGCGTGACCGGGGCGCTCACGCCGGCACCTCGCCGGTGTAGAGGAAGGCCTGCAGGCGCAGCAGCCGGTTGAACCACCCGCGCAGGAAGCGCTCCTGCGAGCTGTCGGCGACGACGATGCCGTGGTACTTGAGCGCGCGGCGGCCGAGGAGCTCTACGACGAGCACGCGCTCCGGCCAGGCCTCGACCGCAGCGAGGGTGCGCGGACCGATGATGCCGTCCACCGTGGCGCCCGCGGCACGCTGCAGCTGCCGGCACGCGGAGCCGACGCCGTGATTGACGGCGGCATCGAAGTGGGCGACACCGACCCCCGCGGGGAGCTCGTGGCAGCGGGCGGCGCGCCAGTAGTCGCGCTCGTAGAGGGCGCGGGCGTCGGCCTCGGTGAGGGTGTCGAGGTCGAGATCCGGGTAGGCGCGCTGGGAGATGCCGTACACGGTGTGCCCGCCGCGGTCGGCGGGGTCGTCGACCTCGCCGCCCTCGGCGGTGCGGATCCATTCCCAGGGGGTGTCGGGGAGCCTGCTCATGGCGTGCAGGCTATGGGGGCCAGCGCGGGTGGCTGACCCTGAAGCGGTTCAGGCCGCCCGAGTATGGGCGGCCTGATGGCAGGGAGGTTACGCCCGGCGCCGGGGCGCGGCAACTAGCCCTCGGCGAAGAGATCCGCCTGGCTGTCGTCCTCGCTCCCGGCGCGTGCCCGGGCGCGGGCGAGCGCTAGCCAAACGGTGCGCTCGGTGACGCCGTGGCGGATGGCGAGCTGCCGGGCGCTGGCGCCGGCGTGCTTCTCCTCGAGCAGCCGCGCATCCCAGGCGCGGTGCAGGGCCGGCTTGCAGTTCGGCACGTCGATCTTCTCCCGCTCGTAGGTCGTGGCGAGCGCGCGGGCGCGCTGCAGGCCGAGCCGGCGGGCGAGCGGGTGGGCACCGGTGATGTGATCCGGCTCGGGAATGTAGAGCCGCAGCCCGCCCCAGTGGTCGACCAGGCGCATGGCCCCGTCGAGCCCGATCACCTCGGCGATCTCGAGGATGCGCTCGGGGAGATCCTGGCGCTCGGCGTCACTCACCGGCCTGCGATCCTCCCTGGCTGAGTGCCTTGCGCAGCGCCGCGCGCAGGCGGCGGCTGTTGCGCTCGCGCTGCTGGCGGCTCATCTGCGGCGCGGGCAGCGCCCGGGGCTGCGGGCGCGAGGGCATCATCTCGAGCACCTGGCGGGGCGTGGGCCAGCGCTCGCAGGTCCTTCCAGCGCGCTTGAACGCCGCCTGCAGCCGGGCGGAATCGGCCTTTTCATCCCACTGCACGGGCGCCTCCCAGAGCGCCTCACCCCAGGCCTGGGCGGTGAGCTTGATGGAGTCCCAGCCCGGGCCGCCGGGCAGGCCGATGGCGACCAGGCGCTGGATCCCCTCGCCGACGACGGCGCGGAACCAGGGCGGCATCGGCTCATCCGCCACGGCGCCAGTCCTCCAGATCCTGCAGGGCCTGCGCGGTGCGGCTCGCCTGGCCCTGCGGCTTGCGGCCCCCGCCGCTCTCCCGGGGCGCGATCGCCTGGCCGCCGCCGCGGGCGGCGAGGGACTCGATGACGCGCTTCAGGTACCCGTGGGAGGTGAGCGGCTTCCAGTCGCCCTCGGCGCTCTGCTTGCCACGCATGGCCTCGACGGTCTCGGAGAGCGCGGCGCCGACCAGGGCAGCGTCCTCGTGCAGCGAGAGGGCCTCGCGAGCGACGCGCAGGGCTCGCTCCCAGGCGAGCGCGCGAGTGCGGGCGCGCCAGAGGCCGAGGTAGGCGGCGAGCGGCCGGGAGACCTCGCGGGGCAGATCCGAGAGCACGCCCATCAGCTCCCGGGCCGCCTCGTCCTCGACGGCCTGCTCGATCGAGTACTCGGCGTGGCAGGCGGGGCAACGGATGCGCATCAACCCGCTCCTCTCAGCGTTACGCGGTCGAGCAGCACGCCGCCGCTGAGGCCGGTGACGAGCACCACCCAGGTGCCGTCGGCGAGCTTCCAGGGCTCGCGGCGCAGGCGGCAGCGGTGGAGCCTGCCGATGTCGTCCAGGTACCAGACTCGGCGGCGCTCCGAGAGCGCCTGGCGGGCGGCCTGCGGGCTCATCGCTCCACCGACTCGCAGCCGCCGAAAAGATCGGCCAGCGCCGCGCCAGCACGACGCGTGTGGTAGGCGTGCCGCTGTCTCAGCGGTGCGTCGTGGCGGTTGTGGCAGCGCTGGCAGAGCGCGGCCAGGTTCTCGGGGTGGCAATTGGCCGGGTCCGGGTCGTGCACGTGGGCGATCGTCAGCACGATGTAGGCCACCTTGTAGCCATCGTTCAGCCTCCAGCTATCTGCGACCCACTTGCTATCCGTCCACTGATCAAACTCATTCCGCCACCAGTGATTCGGCACACCGCACCACTCGCAGCGGTGTCTGGCCCGATCCAGAATCCGCGCACGGATCTCCGACCAGTCGGCTGGGTATCGGTCCCGGTTGGCTCGCAAAATTGGCATCAGCGCCGCACCTCAAGATGGATCACGTTGCCCTCACGGGTGACCTTGGCCCGGCGCCTCGGGCGGCGGGCCGGCCGTACGGCCGGGGCGAGCGGCACCCACACGAGGACCGGCCAGGGCCACAGCCACCAGATCACTGCGACCTCCCGCGGCGCCGGGCGTCGTAGGTGAGCGCGGCGACCAGTCGCCGGAGCTGGTCGGGCGTGCACCACTCGAAGCGCTCGACGCCGAACATCCGCCGGGCCATGCCGTCCGCGTAGGCGTCCGGGCGGTCGGCGGCGGCGAGCTGGGCGCGGACCTTGGCGACCAGGTCCTCCCGTGAGGCGGCCGGGCGGCTGCGCCCCTTGCGGCGCGGTCGGAAGCCGCGCTGCTTCATGTGATCCAGCACGGCGCGGCGGCCGGCCTCGTCGAGGTCCGCCGCCGAGCGCACGCGCCACACGGACCAGAGCATCGCCCGGTAGGTCTCCTCGTCGAGCCCGAGCTGCTTCTTCGCCAAATGGATCTGCGCGAGCTCGCGCCGCCGGCGATTCTCGGTGGCCCGCGCGTCCGCCTCGAGGCGCGCGGCCTGCGCCTCGAGCTCGCCGGCGCGGCGGAGCTCCTCGTGATACCCGGGCCCGTCCGCGTACTGCGCCGACTGGCGCAGCTGCCGGGCGCTCTCCCGGAGCGCGGCGGCCCGCTCGGCCGGGGGCTGCTTGGTCTGTGCGCTCATGGCGTGAACCATCCCCGCATCGCCTCGACGAACCGCGCCAGTTCCAGCGTCATGATCGAAAAGTCCGCATCGAAGCGCTCCGCGGCGCTCTCCGGCTCGCGGTCGTCGGCGTCGTCCTGGACCACGTCCAGGAAGCGGAGCTGCTTCACCGAGAGGTCGGCATCCAGCACGCAATCGATGCGCTGATCCCATGTCAGAGCCAGCCGCCGCACGCGGTGCCCCGGCTCGATCAGCCCGCGGATCTCCGCAGTCCGCAGGTCGTGGCGCTTGACGCGGACCTCGGAACCCGCGGCGCGCGGATCCTCGAACACGGCGGTCTCGCCAGGTTCCACGCCGGCCGGCCACTGGTCCCGGGCGATCCAGGCGGTCATCGCCTGCTGCGGGCTTGCCTCGGTCTGCAACGGCCGGATCGGTAGGGTGCCGAGCGCCGCACGGAGGTCCTCTGTGAGCCCCTCCCCCTCGCGCCAGCTCGCGGCATCGACGACCAGAATCCGCTCCTCGGGGTCGATGTAGGCGTGCGTGCGTGTCGTCCGCGTGAAAGCGCGCGGGAGCAGCTCCAGGTAGAGCTCCTCACGCATGCGCGCCCGCTCTCGCTTGCCAAGGCGACGCTCCTGAATCTCTTCGCGGTCGGCGACGGGCTCCTCGAGCTCGTCGCGCACAACCGCAGGCGGCAGGATCCGCGCCTCCTCCTGGAGGCAGACCATGATGCGTCCATTGGCTACATGGACCAGCGGCCGGTCGCCGCGGCCGAGCGGCGAAACCCAGCCCCGGCTCGAGCGCTCGGTACCGCCGACCGGCTGGAACTCGAAGGCGCGCAACCGGGTGTTGAGGTGGTCGGTGTGCAGCGTCCAGGTCTCAGCGAGCTCGTAGATGCAGAGGTTGCGGAACCACATCACGCCACCTCCTGCCGCTCGATGCGCTCGGCGTCCTGCAGCAACTGCTGCACGAGCTTGTCCACCTGGCTGTCGGTGGGCTTGATGACCACCTGGTCGTCGGTGTCTTCGACCTCGCAGCCGATGCGGCGGAGCTCGGCGACGGTGAGGTTGCCGAGGGCCTTGCGAATGGGCTCCTCCTTGACGCGGATGAGGCTGTCCGCCTGCTCGGGGAAGTGGCGGCGGATGAGGCGGACTACCTGCGCGGGATCCTCCCAGGCGATCTTGCCCTTGCCCTTGGCCATGCCGACGCGCACGCCGGCGATGACGACGGTGCGGCGCTTGCCCTGCCAGAGCTCCGGGCGCGCCTCGACCTCGGCGCGCAGGCGGTCGTGGGCCTCGGCGACGCGGCGCACGCGGTCCTTGATGGCCGGCGTGGCGCGGCGGGTGATGCGGTCGATCTCGTCCTGGATCTCCTGGACGAGGCCGGCGAGCTGGTCGCGCTCGCTGGCGTAGGCCTGGGTGAGCGCCTCGATGCGCTCCATCGGGGTCTCTTCACTCATGCTCGGGCTCCTTCGCCTCGGCGCGGAGGCGGTCGGGGATGCGTTCGGCGAGCCAGGCGAGCTCGCTGTAGATGTGCTCGGCGCACTGCTCGGCGTGGGTGCGCTCGGGCTCAGGCAGGGCGCGGTAGTCCCGATCACCCTCGAGCTCGATGCGCACGCGCCCGGCGGAGGGCTCGTCGGTGACGGTGAGGGTGACGCTCGCCATGTCTCAGGCCCTCCGGGTGAGGTCGCGCAGGGTGAAGCCGTAGGGGTTGGCGGCCCGGGCCTCGCGGTCGAGCCGGCGAAGGCGCGCGTCGATGGCCTTCAGCACGCTGAGCTGCAGGCCGGGCACCTGGCGGGCCTGGCGGAGCTGCTCGGGCGTCATCCGGGCCACGCGCTCCTTGCGGTCCTCGGCGGAGACGGCACCCATCCAGCGGCCCTGGTACTGCCGATCGAGGAAGGGATTGGTTTCGGGGGTGTCGAAGCCTTTCATGCGGTTCTCCTTCAGGTGGGCAGTCGCAGCTGCCCCTTGAGGTCGGGAAGGCTCACCTTCTTCATCGCCGCCACCTGGCGCAGCGAGCACATGGCGCGCTCGGTGAGGTAGAGGCAGGTGCGGTTGAGCTCCTCGTCGGTGGCGGCGAGGTGATAGCCCGTGCTCGGGTGGGCGCAGACGTGGTGGCCACGCTCACGCAGTTCCTGGATGGCGTGGCGCACCGCGCGCTCGTCGCCGCCCTCGCCCGGCGCACCCAGAACCTCGCGGGTGAGCTGTCGGATGCCGACACCGCGATCGGCACCGATATGCCGGGAGAGCGCTGCGAGCACCTGGTCCGGAGTGATGGAGCTCATCAGGCCACCTCCCTGCGGGCGCTATAGCGCTCCGCGTAACACGCCTTGCACATGCTCTGGAGACCGTCGGCTGCGCTCGGGACGGCAAACCAGAACTCGGTGTCCGCGGGCCAGTACTCCTCGCAGCCGCAGCAGCGCTTCTCGAGACCGTCCGGCCCGAAGATGTACTTGCCGTTGGCCAGCCGCCGCGCGAGCAGCTGGCGGCTCGGCAGCGGGCAGTAGGGCTGAATGGTCTTAGGCACTTCGCTCCTCCTCCTTCCGCCGCTGCTCGGCGTCGCGGACGATGCGGTGGGCGACGCTCACGCGGTCGCGGCACTGCGGGCATTCGCCGGCCACCAGGTGGTGGTCGTAGATGCCGCACCAGTCGCAGTGCCCGGCGTCGACGGAGCGCCACATCAGCCGCCGGTGGGAGCCGAGGCTGTCCACGACGGCACGCCCGTCGGCGGCCAGGGCGTGGCAGGCGCGCTCGATGCCCTCTGCGCTCGGCAGCTCCAGGGCCTCGGCGATGTCCCGCGCGGAGAGCGGCTTGCGGTGCTCTTGCAGGCAGGCGAGGACGCGACCCTGGAGGGACCCCTGGCAGAGCCGGGCGAGCTCGGCGAGGCGGGTGTCGATGTCGATGTCGCGTTCCGTGCTCATGCGTCACCTCCAAGCGCCGCCTGGACGCCGTCGTGGATGCCGGTGAGGTAGCGGTAAAGGCGCTCCGCGGCCTCGCGGTCGAGCTCCAGCGGATCCCGCCCCGGCTTCTCGATGAGCAGCGTGCCGTCGGAGCGGTAGGCGTAGCGGGTGGGGCCGGTGTGCGAGGGCTTGGGCTGCTCGCGCCCGCCCTCGGTCTCCAGGACGCGCATGGAGCCCCGGGGCTCTGGTGTGACGTTGCTTCGGTGGCGCTCCGCGAACATCGAGGACACCGCCGGCGCTTCCGGTTTTGCCTCCTCGGATGAGGGCTCGGAGGCATCGTCGTAAGACTTCCAGCTGCCGGGCACGGGCGCGTCCTCGGTACGCTCCGGCTTCTGCAGCGCCGACGGGGCCTGGTCTGGCAGCCACCACCGCCCAGGCCGGCCGCGGCGGGTGTCCGTGACGACCTCGCCTGCACGCCGCATCACCCCGAGAGCCTTGGTGGCGGACTCGGCGGGGATGGCGCTGATCTGCTCGATCTGCTTGGTGGTGAGCCCCTCGGGATTCTCGGCGAGCAGGGCCTTGAGGCGGCGCTGCAGGCTACCGCGGCCGGTATCCGCCGGCGGGGCGGAGGCGCCATTGGACGTGCCGCCGGCGGCGCGCATAGTGGCCCGCGCCTCCCCGTCGTCCGAGATCCGGTAGGAGCGCGGCCCGTCGCAGTCCTGCTCGGCGACGACCACCTCACCCGCTTCGCGCAGGCGCTTGAGCGGCACCGCGAGGGATGCGATGCCGTCCGCCAGGTCGCAGCGGGCGGCGATCTCTCGGATGTTGAGCGGGCGGCCCGCCGCGGCGAGGACGTCTCGGACCTCGTCGGTGACCGCCTCGTAGCTCGGCGTGCTCATGACTGCGCCCTCCGTGCGGTGAAGTCGCTGCCGCCACGGCGGTGGCGGCGGTGGTGGTGGAGCGGCTCGACGATCACCCCGCCGCGGCGCGGGCAGTCCTCGAGGCCGCGCTCGAGGCGCTGCTCGGCGGCGGTGATCTCCTGGGGCAGGATCTGCGCCGGGCACGGGCCGCCGCGGGCGGCCCACACCTGGGCCACCCGCTCGCAGGCCTGGGGCGAGCGCAGGTACTGCTCGAGCCGGATGCCGCAGCGCGCGAGCCCGAGCTCGACGTAGCGATCGGCGTAGTGGTCGAGGTAGGCGTCGGCATAGGTGGTGCTCACTGCCGGACCTCCCGGCGTGCGATCCACGCCTGCAGCTGCTTGTCGCTCGGATCAGCGTCGAGGGCCTCGACGTCCTCGACGTCGAAGTCGTCCTCGTCCTGGGCCGCCTCATCCTCGGCCTGCTCGAGCGCCAGGCGCGAGGCCTCCTCCTCGCTCGTGGCCGCCACGTCGAGCCGGACGGATTCACGCGAGGTGACGATGAACCCCACCTCCACGCGGTAGAGGCGTGGCGCCTCCTGTAGCGGGACCATCAGGGGCGTCTCGCCGTCGAACAGATCCGGGTGCAGCGGCCCCGGCACGTAGAGCTCTGCGGTCTGCGTGCTCATGGCTCACTCCCCTCCCAGGTCGGCCCAGGCCGCGCGGATGTGCTTCACGCCCGGCGTGCCGCCGGCGAACATCGCCGCCATCGACAAGGTCTGCGTGAGCCCGCGGAGCGCGCCGGGGCGGCGGGCGATGTGGTGGGCGAGCTGGCGCGCCTCGCGCTCGTCGATGCCCCAGGCGTCCAGCAGGGCATCCACGTCGCCGTCCTTCGGGCGCCCGAGCCGCACCCGCTTGCTGATGCGGCTGAACAGCTGGGCGAAGCCCATCGAGCGGTTGCCGCCCGTGAGCTGGGAGTAGACGATCTCGTTGCCCGCGAGCACGACACCGATGCCGGCCGCGTCGTGGATCGAGCGCACGGCGTCGAGCGCCCGGTGGCAGAGGTGCTGCGCCTCGTCGATCACGAGCAGCCCCCGGGTGTCCCGCACCCGCTCGACGATGTTGTGCTCCACCTGGTGCAGCGCGCCGCTCGTGCGGATGCCGAGTGCGGCGGCGATGCGGTAGAGGATCGGGCCCGGGCGGGCCGTCGTCGGGGTGGCGGTCACCACCCACACGTTCGGGGACGCGCGCTGGTGGCGGCGGATGGCGGAGGTCTTGCCCACACCCGCGCCGCCGTAGATGCAGCTGATCGCCGAGGCCATCTGCGCATAGCTGAGCGCGGCCTGGATGGTCGTGGCGGTGGGCGTCTCCACCCAGTCCGGCGCTTCGGGGAGCTGCGTGGTGAGCTCCTGCTTGGCGCGGCGGGCGTCTAGCCAGCGGCGGAGCTTCGACTCCAGCGCCTGGACGTTGCCCTCGTAACGGCCCTTGAACCACCGCGAAATGGCGCTTGCGGACAGCCCCGCCTCGCGCGCCACGGAGCCCTGGGTGAGCTCCTCGGCCTCCATGATCCGGGCGATCTCCTCCTGGAGAGCCCCCTGCAGATGAATCACGCTCATGGCATACTCCTGCTTCGTGCTGATGCGGCCCCAGCGGGGCCGCGCTTCCCAAGGCCCGGCGGGGCTGCCACCTCGCCGGGCTTTCTTAGTCCTCATCCCCTCCCTGCGGCCCGATGGGTAGCTGCTGCGAGAGCAGGCGATCCGCCCTCGCGCGTACGTCGTCCTGCCAGCGCTGCCGGAACTCCTCGAGCTCGTCGTCCGGCTGTACGTCGCTGCCCACCGCGCGCTTGCGGTCCTCCCAGGCGCCGCGCACGACGTTGGTCTGCACCGGTTCCTCGGGCTCCGGGTCGGGGAGGTAGTCGGCGGCCTCGACGGCGCTCATGCGCACCTCGGCCTCCGCCCGCTCCTTCTCCGCGCGCAGGCGGCGCTTCTGGTTGCGCGCCCACTCGCGGCCGGCGGAGGTGTCGCCGAAGCCGGCGGCGAGGATGCATTCGGCGGCGCCGATGTAGCGCCCGTCCGGCTGGTAGGCGTGGACCTCCTCGTGGAGGTGGTCCGGGTCGAAGCGCACGACGACCTTGCGCCCGGCGTACTCGATGAGCGCGTCACAGCTGTAGCGGTTGCGGCCGTGCGGGCCCTTGCTGATGCGCAGCGCCACGGTCGCGTCCTTCTGGACGGTCACCGACTCCGCCGCGAGCAGCCACATGCGCCGCTGCGCCTCGGTCGCCCGGCGGATCTTCTCGGCGTTGCGCTGGTAGGAGTCACGGAAGGCGGCGTCGAAGGAGAGCTGCCCCGCGCAGATCTCGGTCTCGCGGCCCTCGCGGGCGTTCCAGGCGCGGATCGCCTGGCGCAGCACGGCGACGAAGGTCTCCCACTCGATCGCCCGCTCGCCGTAATTCTCCGGCTTGGCGGTGACGTCCGGGCCGGTGTAGGCACCGGAGAGGAGCTTCGGGTGCTTGTCCACGTACTCGCCGAGGCCGCCGACGCCGAAGGCGCGCTCCACCGGCTTCGCCTGGCCGTGGCCCTTGCCCTTGTGGACGCTGGTCCAGTGCACTTCGATGCCGAGCTGCGGCATCAGCCCCAGCGGGTCCTCCTCGCGCACCTTGAAGCGGTAGCGGGTGGGCACGCCGGCGGTGAGCCACTTGTTCGCCGCCGCCCGGGTGTTGTCGATCGTCGCGTGCTCGGGGATGCCGTAGTGCTCGAGCACGTCGCCGAGCGCGAGGCGGATCATGTCGCTGTGCTCGGTGCGGTCGGTCCGCCAGGCGAGGATCTTGCGGCTGTAGATGTCCTGCCAGAACCAGGTCTTCGGGCGCCCGACGGTGCCGTCGGGGAAGCGCACGAACACGTTGTGCTGGTAGCCGTCGCCGTTGATCCAGTAGAGCGCGTGGAGGTCGCGCACCGTGCGCTGCAGCGAGGGGTAGAGTCGGAGCATGGCGTGCTCGCCCTCGCGCTTGAGCACCCGCAGCGTGCGCGGGATCTTCTGCACCCAGCGCGCGACGGTGCGCTCGCACGGCCAGGCCCAGCCGTGCGCCTTGGCGGCCTCCGCGGTCCAGTGATGGCAGCTCGCGATCGAGGGTGCCTCCTCGCGCAGGTACTGCGCCTTGAAGAACTCCCAGGCCTCGGGGCTGCACTCCGCGGTGGCGGTGCGCCCGCTGTAGCCCGGCGCGAGCGCGGCAAGCCAGTCCGCCGGGTCGTAACCCTTCACGGCCTTGAGCCAGCGGTAGAGCGTCGCGCGGTGCTCGCCGTACTCCCGGGCCACCTCCTGCACCGCGCGCGAGCGGCCGATCTCCTGGCCCACTAGGCGCTCGACGAGCTGCAGCGCCTTCAGCCGCCGTGCGGCCTCGTCCTTCACGCTTTGCGGCTTGCGGTCGAAGGCGTCCCACAGCGCCTCGCGGTCCACCGGGACCCGGCTCGCCGCAGGGCGCGTGCGCACCGGCGTCTTTGACTCCTCGAGGAAGCGCCTGAGCACCGCCACCTGGACCTCGTCGGGGAGGCTCTCCAGGGGGTAGAGCCGGCGGCGGCCGCCGCGGCCGGTGGTCTCCTCGTAGGGCCAGCCCTCGCGGGATGCTCTCCGCTTGGCGGTAGACGCATTGATCCCGAGGGAGTCGGCGATCTGCCGGACCGTGAAGGCGTGCTCCGTCATTCCTCGCCCTCCCCGAAGAGATCGAGCTCCGGGGCGAGGGAGCGCGCGACGTTCTCCCGGTGGCCGGCGATGGCGCCGAGGACGCTGGTCAGCGCGCTGACGGTCTCCTCCGCGTCGGCCTGCCCGCGGTAATAGCGGGCAAGCTGGTTCACCGCCTCGTTGCAGGCGGACTGGAGCTCCAGCACCTCCTCGTCGGCCGCGGGCTTGCCGCTCGGCATGTCGACCACGAGCTTGTGCGCGCTCGCCGCCAGGTACTGCGTCACGAATGTGGCGCCCGTGGCGTGCTCGAAGGGCCGGATCAGCACCGCCGGCAAGCGGCCGCTCTCCATCCACTTATAGAGCGCCCACTTGCTCGGCAGCCCCATCAGATCGGCTACGCGATCCACCGAGAGATTCCGCCGCTCCCGCCCGTATTCCAGGCACAGCTCAATAGCGTGCCGAAGCGAGCGCGGGCTCACCCTTTTCCAATTGCGTTTACGCATTGGCGGCCCCCGGAAATTGCCCATCCAAAAAACGCGGCGCCTTGCGCTGGTGACGCGGGCGCTCGCCTTCTACGCTCGAAGTCGTGCGTCGCTCCTGCGCTCGAGCGGCGCATGCATCCGCCGGATTTCGGCGATCTGATGCGCCGGGCTGAGCGTTGAGAACCAGCACAGATAACGACGCAAGGGGGCTGATCGAATGGATTCCCTGGGCTTTGGCGACCCGGACGTGCGTGCCGATCTCAAGGACATGTGCTGCCCTCCGATGCAGTTCATGTGGGACAACCACCTCCTCGCGCCCCGCGTGGAGTGGGAGGTGGCGAGCGGTCCGCGGCAGGCCCTTCACATGTGCTTCCTGAAGGGCTTCCGGGTGGTGCGGGCGTTCTTCTTCTTTGCGCGCGACCAGGCGCTCTACGAGTGCCCGTTCTGCCGCGCCCAGTTCGTGCGGCCGCTGGGATATCGGGACGTGGAGGCACGCCGGGGCGAGGCGGTGAGCATCCAGGCGCTGCCCCGCGGTCCGCTGGGCTACGACCCGGTGCTCAACATCCCGCGCCGGGTGCTCCAGGAGGCGCTCCTCGAGACCAAGCGCCGGGCGAAGACCTGGCCGCCGAGGGACTGAGGTCATGCCGCGCCTCGGTTTTTCTGTCGCACCCCATGAGACGCGCCGCCGCCCTCCGCGCTATCCTCGGCGTAGCGGCTCGGCCAGATCGTCGCCGGCTCCAGGCCGAGGGCCGCCGCGATGATCCGCTCACCCTTCGGCCAGCGGTGGTCGAGGGCGTGCACCAGGGTGGTCGGGCTGGCATAGCCGTGATGGCGGGATAGCTTTCGGATCGACCATCCCGCCTTCCACAAGGCGGCGACGATGTCCGCGCGGTGCCAGTCGGTGGGGGCGTTTGTGTGTGCTGACTTGTTCAT